ATCACTCCGTCGCGGTAGAGAACTGATGCAGTTCCGGTCCCGGTCTCTTCGACACCGGTGAGTCCATTCCATGCAGCAGCAATCCCGTCTTCGAGGTAGACGGCCCCTCGGTCGCAGCCCGTCTGATAGAACCGCTTGTCGGGGTCATCCCAAGTCAGCATTGGTCCTCCTCTCAGCCGTTGGACTTGAAGAACGCCTTGTTGCGCTCATTCATGTCGGACCACTTCTGCAGCAGTCCGGTCTTGCTCTCCTTCTTAGGAGGCTTCTGAGCGTCAGCAACCAGAGCGATCTGGAGCATCAGCCTGTTGACATGCCACGTCTCGGCGGGTTGCCACGGAATCCGCAGCAAGGTCATCCGCATGTAGATGATGTCCGCAGTCACGAGCTCACCCGTGTGACGGGGAGCATCGGGATCCGGCGGAGGTGGGGACGTGGGTCCAGGCGTGCTGTTGATGTACTTCGTGATGGTGTCGTAATCGGTTGGCGACAGCGTGTAGACGAGATCTCCAGAGTCTTCCGGAGACAAAAGCATCATCCGGTAGTAGTCCAGCATCTCCTCGTTCGTCTTCTGGTCACGACCCAGAAACGCTTTGTTGAATTTCTCTTCCCATTTTGACAGAGAGAGAAGAGAGTGCTCAAACTGGAGCACTGTCTTCGCGCCAATGGATCCAACAGTCAGCTCAAGCACTCTCTTCTCCTCTCGTTGTTGAAGGTCAGGCGATCTCGTAGAGCCAGCGGTCCACGAAGGTGCCGACGAAGGTGCGGCCGGCGGTGGGACGCGCCTCGACGACGGTGTCCTCGGTGATGACGGTGGGACCGTCGGGCATGACCTCGCCGGTGTTCATGTTGAAGTAGTCGACGTCCGCCGTCACCGGGATGGTGATGGTGTCGGTGACCTCGTCGAAGGCCGGAGCGATCGGCGTCACCTCGACGACACCGGTGCCGAGGATGGCGTCGATCTCGTCGGGGAGGGGCAGGCGGGGGTCGTTGTTCTCGTCGCCGTAGAGGATGGCCTCCAGGGCGGCGAGGTTGGCGGCGGAGACCGACGGGTCGGTGGAGTCCACCGAGCAGTAGGCCGTGGGCTCGTAGCCGGCGACGGCGACCGGGGTCGTCGACAGGGACCACGAGAACGTGACCGGCTCCGGGGTGTCGCTCTTGGTGGCGTGCGCCTTCTCCGAGGGAGACGCCTGGCAGCCGTAGGCGAAGTTGAGGACGTAGCCCTCGTTGGGGTTCTCCGCGGTGCCGCGGCCCGTTCGCCAGCAGAAGCCGAACATCCCGCGGTTCTGCCCGGAGACCTGGAGGCCGGAGGCGGTGCGCGAGACGCCGTTGTACTGGTCGAACTCACGAGGCGCCATGAACGCCTCGATGGTGGCCGAGAACTCCTCGGCGGAGAGGAGGTTGACGTAGACGATGTCGTCCGCGTACTGCTTGTTGGGCTCGGCACCCGAGGGCGACTGCGTCACGTTGACGAGGCCGTTCCACGGCACACCGTCGACGTACCCGCCCGCGCTGGACTGGTAGAGAACGCCGAACTTCACGCCCTGATCGAAGTAGCGCTCGTCGAGCTTGTCGAACACGATCCTGGTCATGCGAAAGCCTTTCTGGCTCAGAAGTAGAGGTTGTAAACGAAGTGATAGAGCTGGCCGGCGATGAACATCCGATCGAAGCTCGCAAACGGCAGGTCTCTGACCATGCCCGGGATCGGACTGTCCTGATCTCGGACGACGACTGTCACTGTGTACCTGTTGAAGTACGCATGTACGCGATCATCCGCGCGCAGAACGTACTCATCGTCGAGCTCGTACACAATGTACGGAGGTACCAAGGTGAGATTGCCGGGCTTCTGGAAATATGCTTCCGTCACGCCAGGCAACTCACTAAGGAGCGTCTGGAGCTCCTGCTGGGACTGGGCCACTGTACACCTCCCCGATGAAGCACGTCAGACGCGGGGGAGCGTGGTTGATCGATGTGACGATCCAACGCTCCCCCGCGTACAAGACGTATCGGAGGTTGCTGTACTCGGGCTTGATGACACCCTGCGAGAGGACGGAGACAGTCGTTGTGGTCTTGTATTCGGGGATGATGTTCCCCTCCACATTGAATGTCTCCGTCCTCTGCTGAATATCGGCCAGCTTGGGTACTTCCGTGATGACGTCTTCCCAGATGCCCGGGCGGACCTCCTGGGATTCAGCGAACCCCAGCGAAACGGCCGCCCTCATCGGATCAGGCCGGCTCGGGACCCGAGAACGACCAGCTGTCGTAGCGGTCGTCGTCGCCGGTGCTGAAGTAGTAGCCGGCCTGCGGGACAGCCTCCACGATCAGCGTCTCGCCGGCAGCCAGCGGCGCCTGCGGGCCGGCCACGAGGACCGAGCCGTCGGACGCGTCGGTGTAGTCGACACCGGTGGTCGTCGGGATCGTCACCACGTAGGTGTCCGGGTTGAAGCCGGGCTTGACCGCGACGGCCTGGAGCTCCGACTCGTCCACGCGCTTGAAGACCTGGGCCGAGTAGGGCAGCGTGAGCGCGCCCGACAGGTAGGTCTCGATCAGGTAGTGGTACTGGTTGAAGTTGATGTCGAAGTCGTCGAACAGGGTGACCTCGCCACCACGGTCGGTGCCGTAGTTGTAGTCGGCCATGTCCAGCACGATGGCCAGCACGTCCGTCGGGAACAGCTCGGTCGGCACCCGCACGATGCGGTTGACGTCCATGTCGCCGGCGACCTCGTCGAGGTTCTTGTAGATCCGCTTGCCCCAGTCGTCACGGATCGTGAGGAGGCGGGTGGCGTAGCGGAACGGCACGAACGCCGTCTTGTTGCCGGAGCCGAGGTAGAACTCGCCGGCCTCGGTGACGGTGTCGAGGAGCTTGTTCCACGCCTGGCCCGTGGCGTTGACGGCCAGCGGGACCTCGTAGGTCGTGGTGTAGAGCTCGTTGTCGTTGACGACGGCTCGGATGCCGTTGCCGGAGGTGTTGGCAGCACCCGGGTCCTGGATCTTGTCCGGGTTCATCTCGCCGTTGACCATCGTCGGACGGTTGTCGCCGAACAGGCCGGCACGTGCGACCTCCTCGTCGAGCTTGCCGCGCATCTCCGCCTTCATCCAGGCGACGACGTCGAAGTCCTTGATGTCGATGATGTCCTGGCGGTCCAGGCGCTGCTTCTTGATGATCCAGGTCGGGCCGGTCTCCCGACGGAAGACCGGGAACACCTCTTCCGTCTTCTGGTTGCCCTTGATGTAACCGCGGGCCCTGGCCTCGTCGGCGGTGATGTCCGCGTAGGCGGTCTTGACCCGGCTGAAGGGCGAGTGGCTGGTGCCGGCCATCCAGATCTTGACCCAGTCCTGGCGGCGGTCCACGAAGGTGGGGCGAGCCATCAGGGCCTGGGCGTCCGGGAAGAGGACCTCCATGTTGTCGATGCCGTAGGTGTCGGCGTGCATGAGCTCACGGCCCTGCTGCGACCGGACGAGCTCACGGAGCGAGCCGACGCCCTGACCGAGCTGGTAGTCGGACCGCTTGGCCGGCGAGCCGAGGGCGTGCATGAGAACCGACTCGACGTCGGAGTGCTTGAGCTGCGGCCCGGTGGCGGTGCCGACGGCCTGGCCCTTCTCGAAGGCGTTGCTGGTCATCTGGGTCCCTTCCTGGGAGTCGTTGTGCTTGATGTCCGAACCGTCACCCTTGTCGGTGTCCGGCTGATCGATGGCCTGATCGGTGAGGGCCTCGGTGACTGCCTCCGTGACGACATCGTCGATGAAGGCGTTGACGGCGAGCTGCTGCTCGGGGTTGAGGGTGGTGAGGACGTCCGCGACGGACTTCTCCTCGGCCGGAGGAGCGTCGTCACCCGAGGGTGCCTCTGCGTCCTTGACGGGGGGAGCGTCGCCATCGGCGTGCATGATCTCGCCACCCACGACCATGAGGTCGTCCTGGTCCACGTCGGAGTGCATGAGCACGTTGTAGACCGAGGCACCGGGGTTGGCGCCAGCCAGCACGAGGCTGACCTCCTGGATGTCGCCGGAGTGCACGAGGGCACCCTGCTCCACGAGGTTCTTGGCCCAGATCGAGAACTTGTCGAGAGCTCCCTGCTTGACCAGGTTGGCGGCGGTGATCGAGTTGACGTTGTCCTTGTTGAGGTAGACGTCACCCCAGACCCCGTCGTCACGGTGTGAGAGGATCGCGTAGCCGAGGTGCTGCGCGATGTCGTTGTGGTTGTGGTTGTAGACGACCGGGACACGTGCCCCGTCCTGGTGCTTGAAGGCTCCAGGGGCGATGGTCCGACCGTCCGTGCACTGAAGGTTCGCCTTGGTGACGTAACCTGAGAAATCCGGTTCCATTTTGACCCTTTCTGGTCAACTGACAGCAGGCTCAGGGATTCTTGATCTGGTCCCACCAGATCCGAGTTCCACCAGGACTGAGACCAGCCGGTGGCGTTGGGTTGCTGGTCGGGTTGGCCCGGTAGTACGCGATCGACTCGGAGACAGTCATCAACGAGGGATCGGAAAGCTTCCGCTTCTCGATGTCGTCGATCTTCTTCTTCGTGTCTTCGTACTGCTTGTCGGCCTTGGCCCGCTTCGAGTCAGCGATCTTGCTTGCCACCCGGTCAGCCACGTTGGGCTTGGATGACTTGGTTGCTGGTGCATCGGGCGTGTCGGTCTTGGTCTTCGTCGCCGGAGCGTCATCAGACTTGGACTTGGTTGAGGGAGTCGAATCGCTGGACTTCGACTTCGCAGACGCCGCAGCTCCGGCAGCACCGGTGATGGCGTTCTTGATGGGCGCACCGACGTACTTGTCGGCCAGGGCATCGGCAACGGATTGCATCTGCCTCTGGGCCGTTGTCTGGATCACTGTCGTGGCCGTCTCACGGAGCCACGACGGCTTCTCGGCGTGCATCTTGTTGACCTTGGACAGGGCTTCGGTCCTCGCGTTGTAGAACTTCAGGTCCTGCTCAGTCATCTCGAATGCCTTGCCTGCCCGGGCCTGCTGGTCGAGGCGGGCGTAGCGAGTCGAAGATGACTCCACGTTGTCTTGAATGTTGCCAGACGACTTCTTCGCCGGAGC